TCAATCAATGAGTCATACAATGAAAAGAAATTCTTAGGATATGACTTTGATTTCACAACTACAGATAATTTGGTATTCTTAGCACCAACTCCTAAAACTTCAACAACAACTGCTGGAACGGCATTCTACTTAGGTGATTGTCACGACAATACTGCAGGAGCAGCTGTAGCATTGACAGGAACATTATCCGCTAAGAAATTTATGATTCCATTCCAAAGTGGATTTGATGGATTCGAACCAAATAGAGTTGTACATGTTGGTAGTGATATTACTACTGCAGGAAACACTCAAGGGTATGATTGTTCATCAAACACCGCAGCAGGAACTGTGGCATTCAGAAAAGCTATTAACGCAGTATCTAATCCTGATGAGTTTGACATCAATATGTTGGTCATTCCAGGACTCATCCATAGATTACATTCTTCAGTAACTACATTTGCTAAAGATATGTGCGAGGATAGACAAGATACATTCTTTATTATGGATGCTGGTGCATACGGGGATTCAATCTCAGCAGTTACAAACACAATTCAGGCATTTGATTCTAACTATGTAGCATCTTACCATCCTTGGGTTAAGATTTTAGATACAGATAAGAACAAACCTACCTGGGTTCCACCATCAGTTGTACTTCCTGGCGTTATTGCATTTAACGACCAAGTAGCAGCAGAGTGGTTCGCTCCCGCAGGATTGAACAGAGGTGGATTAACCAACGCTATTGAGGCTGAGACGAGATTAACGAGAACTGAAAGGGATACACTTTACGAAGGTAGAGTAAACCCAATCGCTACATTCCCTGGACAAGGTGTTACTGTATTCGGTCAGAAAACCTTACAGGCCAAACCATCGGCATTAGATAGAATCAATGTTAGAAGGTTGTTGATTGCAGTGAAGAAGTTCATCGCATCATCTACTCGTTATTTGGTGTTCGAAAACAATACGGCAGCTACGAGAAATAGATTCTTATCAATTGTGAATCCTTATTTGGAATCAATCCAACAGAGACAAGGGTTGTACGCATTCAGAGTGGTAATGGATGAAACCAACAACACTCCTGATGTAATTGATAGAAACATTATGGTTGGTGAGATTTTCTTACAACCAGCAAAGACTGCTGAATTTATTGTTCTTGACTTTAATGTGTTACCTACTGGAGCATCGTTTCCAGAGTAAATGAAGATTAGTTCCTCACTTCGGTGGGGAACACTATCTTTTTTGAAATAACAATATTTATAGTAAAGATAATAACGGAGAAATTAAATGGCACAATTATTAGACCCAACTGAAGTAATGTTCACATCCTTCGAACCGAAGATGTCGAATAGATTCATTATGTACATTGAGGGAATCCCATCATACTTAATCAAAGCAGCTAACAGACCTGAGATTGGTAATGGTAAAGTAACTATCGACCATATCAATTCTAGAAGATATGTTAAGGGTAGAAGTGAATGGAGTGATATAACTATTTCACTTTATGACCCAATCGTACCATCAGCAGCTCAAGCAGCTATGGAGTGGGTTAGATTACATCATGAATCAGTAACAGGTCGTAATGGATACTCTGATTTCTATAAGAAAGACATCACATTCAACAGTTTGGGTCCTGTTGGTGATAAAGTAGAAGAGTGGACATTGAAAGGAGCATTTATTCAGACTGCTAAGTTCTCAGATATGGATTGGACAGGTGAAGATTTGGCAACTGTAGATTTGACACTTACTTACGATTACGCAATCTTACAATACTAAGGGGTGTAGATGGCGGCTTACAATACTATTACTAAAATATTTGTTGGAGAGGTAAGTAGTACAGAGGATTCTACTATAGATAATAGTTTGGCAAAAACTATTAATGATTACATAGAAACTTTAGATGACGGTACAGGAGCAATTATTAGTATGTCATCTACTGCATATGGTGGTACTTCTAATGTAAACACTGGTAGATTATTTGTAACATTAGTCCATAAAGGATAAAACTTCGGTTTGTAGAAATATAAAATGAAAAGTGACAACCCCAACAGAAATGTTGGGGTTTTTGTATTAAAAAGTTTTGGTTTCATATTTATATGAGAACATAGTTACAAAGGAGTGTTATGAGTCAAGATTTACAAGATGATTACAAAGGAAACCTCTCTAATGAGGAGATGGTTAAGCTTGCACAACAACAATACGAACAAAAGCAAGTATCAGATTACAAATTCCCTACTGAAGTTGTAGAGTTACCATCCAAAGGGTTGATTTACCCAAAGGATAATCCACTATCATCTGGCAAAGTCGAAATGAAATATATGACTGCCAAAGAAGAAGATATCCTTACAACACAATCATACATCAAAGATGGTTCAGTATTAGACCGATTATTTCAATCTCTAATCGTATCAAATGGGGAGGGTGTTCCAATCAAATATGTTGATTTGGTGACTGGTGATAAAAATGCAATTATGATTGCTGCCAGAATTTTGGGTTATGGTAAAGACTATGAGGTTGAAATTACAGACCCATTTACCGATAAGAAACAAAAGGATGTTATTGATTTAACTCAGTTTGAAAATAACGAATATGATGGTTCTAAGCAAGTAGAACTACATAAAAATGAGTTTGAGTTCATTTTACCAAAATCCAATCGTAAGATTACTTTTATGGCAATGACAGAAAGTAAGGAGCGAAAGGTAAAACACCAAATTGAGGAAATCAAAAAACAGAATCGTAAGGTAAAAGACCTAACTTCAAGAGATTTAACAACGAGATTGAAGAATATGATTCTTTCTGTTGATGATGAATCAGAACAGAGAGTAATTAACAACTTTGTAGACAACGAATTGTTTGCAGTAGACTCACAGTCCCTCAGAGCATACATTAATGAAGTTGTTCCAGATATCAATATGACATATGAATTTATTTCTGAGGAGACTGGGGAGAGGAGAGATATGCTACTGCCTATGGATGTGAGCTTTTTTTGGCCTTCCTCAAACTTATAGAAAACACCTACACTCTCACATCTTTGACTTAATCTATCATGGAAATGGTGGGTTTACTTTTTCAGATGTATACAATATGCCGATTTGGGTTCGAAAGTTCTATATAGGTAAAATTGTAGAGTTCAAAGAAGAAGAACGAAAAGTGCATGAAAGAGAGATGAGAAAAGCAAAATCAAAAAGTAGGTAATGAGAACCCAACACAATTGTTGGGTTTTTCTATATTTATAGATACAATAACGGAGTAATCTAATGGCAAGTAGAAATATCATAGAAAAGTTAGAAAAGCGAGGTATGAATGAGAACGCTATAAAAAAATTTATCGGTTCTATTGTAAAAGCTTACAAAGAAAAAAAGTTAGATAAATTAACTAACGATCCAGAGTACCAAAAGATTCTAAAGAAATACAATATTAAACCTGTATCTTATGGAAAAGATAAATCATTAGATGATTTACATAAGGCGTTAAAAGCAGTTAAATAATAACTAACGTAAATAAAAGGGTTGAATGGCTAAGTTTAATAAAGATACACAAAACAGAATAAATGCGATTACTGAAGAAGCAGAACTTCAGAAAAATATGCAAGAAATTCTAACTAAAAAAGTTGGAAGTTATAAAACCCTGTCTACGTTTCAAAAAGACCTGGTTTCAGAAATGAAAGGTGAATCTGATGTATCTGCTAAATTAACAAAACTTCAAGAAAAAAAAGAAGAAATAATTAAATCTACCAACAAAACTGTAATGGCTAATAAAGACTTGTTATTAGAGCAGTTAGAAACGGCGGAAAAACTTCTAACCCAAGAAAAAAAACGAAAAGACCTTAGTGACGAAATAAAAGATATAGGTAAGGATTTTACTAAAGATTTAGGTTCTGCATTAGGTATATCCAATCAATTAGTTGAAGCGTTTTTTACACTATCTGCAGCCGCAATAGGTTTAGCAATTCTTAAAGAAGTTGTATCTTACATTACCGATTCAGTTGGTAGAATAAAAGAATTTCGTAATGAGTTCGGTACTACACCCAAGCAAGCTGTTAGTTTAAATGATGAATTATTAAAATCACGCTTTACTTTAGAAGGTATGATATTAGGTAGTGATAAACTTGAAGCAGGTATGAAAAGTATTGTTTCAGAAACAGGTAACTTTAAGTTAGCGACATCTGAAATGATTACAAATGTAGCTGAATTGAGTGAG